CAGTAACGACTGTAAATGCATTAAATATATTAAAAACAGCCACCTCTCTAGCAACTAAAGTAGCCCCGATCGTACCGGGAGCTATCACGGCGCTACTAAGCGACTTAGATGATATTAGAACATTAATTACGTTTAAATCTGACGGCACCCCTAAACTACCTGAATTAAAAAGAGCTCTAACTATAGGATCTCAATACATATCCACCGCAGCTAAGATACTTCAGACTGTAATAACTACCTTACAAATTATCGATTTAGTATTAGAGAAGTGCGGTGCTAAACCAAATCAACTAGGAGAAGATAGTACTAAACTACTAGATACTATTAAACTAGCAGAACAATCCCTAATTGATGAAATTTATAAAGGATTTACTTTTGCAATCGTAGAGAAACAATTTAGCCCTACATTAAAACAAAAAATAGGTCAAGCTAAAAATAGTCAGGGAATTGTCTTATTACAGACAGAACCCTCCTTCACAACCAACCCTCAAGTCCTTGTCGAAGAGTTAAAACTCATCATTGATAGGGATAATCTAAAAGCCAATTAAGAAATATTTATAAAAGATGGATACCAAATTATTTAAAAAACTCATCAAAGAAGCTGTAAAGGAAGCTATCCAGGAAGAAATGAAAGACATCCTATTAGAAGCAGTACGTGCTCCTAAGACGGTTATTCAAGAAAGTTATGCTTCACCAGTTCAAACCTTAGCAGGTACACCAACCGCTCCCTCTATTAATGCAAGGGATAAGTATAAAGAGTTATTAGGTGGAATGATGGAATCAAGAAACGGAAACATTTCAATGACTTCTAATGATGCTATAGGCTTCGGAGCTCAACCTGGATATAGACCGCCTGTAAGTGCAAATACGACCGGAGAAGGATCTTCCCTACCTCCTGGCGAGGTTAACCTAGACCAGATAATGGGTTTGATGAGTAGAAAATAATGGCATTTGGTGCGAAGAAAATATTCCCAATAGATAGAAAGCCGAGAGTTGCTGTCGGAGTATCTCTCCCTTTTTCATCCCCGGGAGTATTCTCCTCTACATACACTACCCAACAGGCCATTAAAAACAACCTCATTAATTTCTTTCTGACCGGAACCGGACAAAGATACCTGAATCCAACCTTTGGAGCAGGTCTACAGACATATATCTTCGAACAACTAAACACTAATACTGAGGTTGCTCTAGAACAAGACATACAGTCTATAATTAGTGAGTTTTTTCCTAGTGTAATTATCGGTGATTTAGAAATCACAAGTCAACCTGATACACTACAGGTAACAGTTAAACTAACCTATTCTATTAAGGATACCGGGATAACAGATAATTTAGAAATAGCATTCAACTAAAATGGCAATAAAAAGAGACATAAAATACGTAAATAAGGATTTTACTACATTAAGAGCTTCCTTAATAGATTACGCTAAGACTTACTTCCCAACAACCTATAATGACTTCAGTCCTTCATCTCCCGGGATGATGTTTATGGAAATGGCAGCTTATGTAGGTGATGTTATGTCTTTCTACCTTGATAATCAAATTCAAGAAACATACCTGCAGTATGCTCGACAGACAGATAACTTATTTGAGTTAGCATATATGTTCGGCTATAAACCCAACGTAACAGGAGTTGCTACAACTACTATCGATCTATACCAGCAGATACCTTCAAAACTATCTGCAAGTGTGTACGTTCCTGATTTTGATTACTGTTTATTAATTGGAGATAATGCAGTAGTATCTTCTACCTCTAATAATGAAACTAGATTTCTAATTCAAGATAGTGTTGACTTTTCTGTATCATCCTCTCAAGATCCAACAGAAGTAACCATCTTTCAAACAGCAGGTACTGACCCAGTTAGTTACCTACTAAAGAAAAGCAGACAAGCAATCTCTGCAACAATCAATTCAGTAGACTTTACGTTCACTACCCCGGTTCAGTTTGACACTAGAACCATCTCAGCAGAAAACATCGTAGGTATTTTAGATGTAGTAGATAGTGACGGTAACACTTGGTATGAAGTTGATTATTTAGCTCAAGATACAATCTACTCTAGTATTAAGAATACTAACCCTAATGATCCTAACAGATCCTCAGGTAATGCAGACACTCCTTACATCTTACAATTAGAACAAGTACAAAGGAGATTTGCAACCAGGTTCGTAGATTCAGGATCACTACAAATACAATTTGGTGCCGGAACAGCCTCAGATACAGACGAGAACATTGTACCTAATCCAAATAACGTAGGCTTAGGGTTACCTTTCGAACAATCTAAATTAACCACTGCTTACTCACCTACTAACTTTATTTTCACTAAGACGTATGGTATTGCCCCCTCTAACACAACTTTAACAATCAGATACCTAACCGGTGGTGGAGTTCAAGCAAACGTACCCTCTAATGATCTAACAGTAGTAACAGGAAATATTAATTTCTTAAACCCTAACCTAAACCCTACCACTGCTAACACCTACAGAGCATCTTTAGCAGTGAATAATCCTGAAGCAGCAGTCGGGGGACAGGACGGTGATAGCATTGAAGAAATTAGACAAAACACAATCTCTAATTACCAAACTCAATTACGTAACGTTACTCAAGATGACTACCTGGTTAGAGCATTATCAATGCCTGCAAGGTATGGAGTTATCTCTAAAGCATATATTGAACAGACTAAAGTCGCTAACTTAGGTATCGGTGAAACACCAACAACCTTAGATCTCTACGTACTAACGTATGATAGAAATAAACACTTAGTTAATGCTTCAACTGCTTTAAAGCAAAATTTAAGCACCTACCTCTCTCAATATAGAGTAATTGGAGATTCTGTTAGAATTAAAGATGCATTTGCAATTAATATAGGTGTTAACTTTGATATTATTGTTGCACCAAATTATAATAGTAATGAAGTAATCCTTGCAGCAATTACAGCAGTTAGAGAGTATTTTAACATCAATAACTGGCAAATCAACCAGCCCATCCTATTAAAAGATCTCTCTTTACTAATCGACAACGTTGACGGAGTTCAGACAGTATCTAATGTTGAGATCGTAAACCTGACAGGGGAAGCTTTAGGTTATTCGAATTATGCATATGATGTTAAAGGAGCTACAGTTAACAACGTAGTGTATCCTTCTATCGATCCTATGATCTTCGAAGTTAAGTATCCAAACGTAGATATTAAAGGAAGAGTAGTTTCTCTTTAATTCCTATTTATAACAAATGGCAGTATATAAAATCTTCCCGGAGAAAGACGCTACCCTGTATAGTGAATACCCGAGCATGAACTCCGGTATTGATGAAATCATTGAAGCTACTACTGCTCAAAGTATCGCAGGCGATCCAACAGTAAGTAGGTTTCTAATCAAATTCAACCAATCAGAATTAGTAAACGTAGTAACTACTATCGCTTCTGGATCAATTACAGCTAACTTAAAAGTGTTTGTTGCCAAGGTTGAGGGCTTAGGTCAAGAAACAACTCTATACTGCTATCCAGTATCCGGTTCATGGCAAAACGGAACTGGTAAATACTTAGATAGTCCCGCAACAGAAAATGGAGTTAGCTGGAATTTTAGAACTTCATCCGGATCAGGAGCATGGCAAACATCAGGATTTACAACCGGAGCAACCGCTTCTTATTCTGGATCTAATCCCGGAGGCGGTAATTGGTATACAAGCTCTGCTTATGTACAAAGTGCTTCTTACCAATATAGAAGTGATTTCGATATAAACTTAAACGTTACTAACGTAGTAGCAGCTTGGACTAGCAGTGTTATTCCAAACGACGGGTTTATTATCAAACAGGATACTGCTGCAGAATTCTCAACAGATGAAGCTAAGAGAGTAGAATTTAAATACTTCTCAATAGATACAAATACTATCTATCCTCCACAGTTAGAAATAAAGTGGAACGACTTTATCTATAATACTGGATCATCTACACAGACAGTTATCAATACTGCTGACCTAGTAGCAACACTACCTAACAATACCGGAACATTTCATTCAGGATCTATTCAAAGATTTAGAGTTAATGTTAGACCACAATTCCCTCCGAGAGTATTTACTACGAGTTCTTTTTATACTACAAACTACTACCTACCAACAGCCTCCTTCTGGTCAATAAAAGATTTAGATACAAATGAAGTTGTAATTGACTTTGATAGTACTTATACTAAGATTAGTGCAGATAGTAATAGTAGTTACTTTGATGTGTATATGAACGGCTTAGAACCAGAGAGATACTATCAAATACAGTTAAAAACAACTGTAGCTGGAACTACAAAAATACTAGATGATAAGTACTACTTTAAAGTTATAAACGGGTAATGAGTTCAATAGTTGATCTATCAAAACAAGTATTTGAAAAACAACAATACCAACAGGTAGTAGATACATCATTCACAGAACTTACAGTCGGTGGAATAGCTACTACAACTACAACAGTGACCCCAACGCCTTCTGTTCAAGAATTCTTTGATACTTACGGACAAATTTTTTACGATATCCCTAAGACTGGAGAAACAAACTCCCACCAGTACCTAGTCAACCAGAGTAGTGCTTATATTGGCGGAGAAGGAACTAACGAAGAAATCGCAGCTCTACTATCAGAAATAACAGCATTACGGGAAGAGAACTTACAGTTGCAACAACAACTACTAGATATACAAGCACCTAATGGATAAGCAAATATACATACAAGACGTACCTTCGATAGAGCTTG